TTTAAATGCAGATGTTAAAGGACTCTTATCTGATATTTGCTCGTCATTCGTAGCAATCGAAGCTATATCTTATGACATGAGTGGATATTCCTCAAGAATTGAAGCAGAAGACATGATAAACGTTTTAAGGGATGGTATGCTAAGAAACCTCTCAATCTTAAGAGACAAAAAAGTGCAGGACTTCATAAATGCCGCATGATTATAATAAATATCCGGAATTGACAAACAAGCAAATGGAAACAGAGCAATTCAGCTCGCCACACCAACAAATCACAGAGGACTTCGACGCAGATGTTATCAAAGTGCATGATGGAGACACAATCACATTAAGGACAAACTTCAGAGATTTTGATTTCCCTCTAAGATTCGCAAAAATTGACGCCCCAGAAATGAATGATGGAGGAGAAGAAGCAAGAGAATGGCTAAAAACACAAATCGAAGGGCAAAAAATCCAAGTAAAAATAAACAGAAACAACAGAGTAGGAAAGTATGGGAGATTATTAGGGACTGTTGTATCAAATGGTTTAGATATGGGAGAAACTATGCTCGGGCTTGGGTTAGTAAAAACATTTGGAAGCAAAAACGAAGGAGAAGTGCCACAAATGGAAAAAATATTCAGGTTAAAACAATGGTTTTAAATTTTGGGAATAATTTGTTTGGAAACAAAGACAACACAGTCCTTAAAAATCCAAGTAAATTTGCCACCATCATAGTCGCAAAGGATGGCTCAGGAGATACTGACGACATACAAGAAGCTATAAACTTATTGCCAAAAAATGGGGGGGTTGTTCTAATCAAAGACGGAACTTATATGATAGTGGCACCTGTTTTGATAGCAAAAGAAAATATAGAACTGAGAGGAGTAGGAAAAAGCACAATCCTATCGACAGTAACAAACGCAACAGTCATAAATATCACATCAGCAGGGGACTACTGCACAATATCAAATTTAAAAATATTAGGAAATGTGACAGGAACATCACAAACAGGGATAGTGACGGACGGAAGTTTTACAACAATAAAAGAAATTTATATTAAAGATATGGGTGGAAACGGAATCAAAACATTAGGGACAATAAGAACATTAATTTCTCAAAACATAATAGAAGATATAGGCGTGTATGGTATGCACTTAGACATAAACAATGGAATAGTAGCAAACAACATCATAAATGACTGCGAAAATCATGCCATATTCTTAGATGATACAAGCAACTGCACAATCTCAGGGAATTTCTTAGATGGCTCAAATACAGGAACAGGAGACGGAATTTATTCGGATGATTCTAGCCAAACAACAATAAGCAATAATGTAATAGGCTCAATGGAGGGGGATGGGATTAATATAGGAACTAATGGATGTAAAAGAATATCAATCACAGGGAATGTAGTGCATGACTGCGACGCATGGGGGATTATAATTCAAGCAGCAGGAAGTGACTCAACAATCGTTTCAAATATAGTCAAAGTAAATGCAAGCGGACAGATTTCGGATGGAGGTGCTGGCGACGTAGTCGCTAGTAATGTGGTATAAAATGCCTGAAACAGACATAGCAAGCTCAGTAGCAAGCGACTTAACTAATGCCATGACTGACTTCTCAGTAGCTCCTCAGTCCACAGATGGAGTCCAAGACCAAAAGGAAACAAGATACCAAAATAGAAACTGGGAGAAGAACTTAGGCTATTATAAAACAATCCCGGAACTAAGAATCGCAATCGACACCAAAGCCAACTGGGTAGTAGGCAATGGATTTGAAGCAGACGAGCCAACCACTATGCTGCTTGGCTCTATAAAAGGAAACGGCAAAGATTCTTTCAATACAATCCTCGAGAACATGGAAAGAGTATGCCAAATAGGTGAAGACGCATACGCAGAAATCATAAGGGATGATGATAAAGTTTTGGCAAACTTAAAACCACTAGACACCAGCACCATCGTAAGTGTAACAGGAAAGAATGGAAGAGTCATAAGATACGAACAAATAACCAAAGGAGATAAACCAAATAAGAAATTCACACCGGAACAGATGCTTGTCATAAGTCACAACAGAATAGCAGACGAGATACATGGTATTAGTGTAATCGACTCGGTTGAATGGATAATCAAAGCAAGGAACGAAGCTATGCAGGACTTCAAAAAAGTAATGCACAGATATGTAGCTCCAATGTTTATATTCCACTTAGACACAGACGACACTTCAAAGATATCAGCATACAAGACAAAGTATGACAATGCAAGAAAAGACGGGGAAAATATGTATGTTCCAAAGGGGGCAGTAGTCCCGGAGCTTGTTGCAGTATCTCCAAATGCAAGCCTAAACCCAACAACATGGATTAATCAGCTTAATGATTATTTTTTCCAAGCAGTAGGAGTCCCTCAGATTATAATAGGAAATGCCAAAGAGTTTACAGACGCAAGCGGAAAGATAGTCTACCTGGCCTTTGAACAAAGGATCAAAGGCAGACAGCTATATGTAGAAGAGCAAGTATTGGGTCAGTTAAACTTAGAGATTAAACTAACATTCCCAGCAAGTCTACAGAACGAAGCAATCAGCGATACTCCTTCAGAAACAGACACAGTTGAAGAAGAAGGGCAAGAGAAAGCAACACAACCTGATGATACTAAAGAAGAAATAAAAGGCAAGAAATAATGGCAGTTAAAAAGAAAAAGACAATCGCCGAGCATGTTGCTGCAGGGGGGAAACTCCCGGGAGAGAAAGGCTTTGATAAGAAAGCAGTAGAAAAAGATGTTGCTGCAAGAAAACCAGCACCAACAAAGAAAAAAGAAAGTTTAGATTTCAATATTGGAAAACCCAAAGCATTCGGAACAGGAGCAGTTGACATAATTACACCAAAAACATTCACAAGCAAAGAAGAAGCAATAAAAGGATTAAAGAGAACGGGAATCGCAGCCGCAGCGGTGGGTGCAGCAGTAGGGGTGGGTGCAGCAGCATCAGCTCTTTTAGGAGGGGGAGCAGTAGCAACAATAAGCGGAGGACCATGGACTAATCCACAATGGAATTACTTATCAAGTCAGTTAAGCGGAAGCGGATATATCTGGGGTAAATCCGCAATAGCACAAGCTGCAAAAGTGGGAACATCAGGAATTTCTAAAGTAGCAACAGGAACAGCTGGAAAGATAGCAGTAAATGCAGCAACAAAAGCAGCGACTACAACATGGCTCAGTAAACTTGCAGCATTTGCGACAAATCCAACTGTAATTGTATCGGGTTTAATTGGAGCAATAGGCTCATACCCATTCGCAGGCTTTATAAAAGAAGAAGCCCTACAAACACTAGGGTTTGGAATAAGAACAGCAACAGCAAGCGGAGATATAGAGGGAGCAGAAGAAGCTATCGCACTACAAAAAGAAATACTAGACCCAAGTATGTGGGATGAAATAAAAAATGGTATTCCTTATGCAAATGTCTTAAACCAGCTGGGTGATTTCTATAAATCAGCAGAAACAAAACTATCAATAGATGAGAAGATGGTCTCTGATATGAAGACTCAGATAGAAACCGGAGAATCAGACGACGATAAATGGAAGAGATTAAGACAAGAACAGGCAGACCAAGAAAAAGCAAATATTGACTATTACAATCAAGAGCGTAAAAAGATGGTAGAGTTTGAGCGGGAAGCAGCAAAGGAAGCAAGAGACGCTGACGCTAAATTCTGGGCGAAAGAAAGAGAAAAACAAAGAGAAAAAGAAGAAGAAGACAGAAAAGCAATCGCTGACTTTTGGCAAGCATACAGAAAAGAGTCTGCGAAGATAGCCGAAGATAACCGGCCAAGTAAACTAAATTTCGGGTTGATATAAATGGAAATAATAAATATGATTAGCACTGTCGGATTTCCGATAGTGATGTGCTTATACCTTGTTGTGAAGTTTGAAGGAACAATCAACAAGAACACAGAAGCAATAACAGGTTTATCCGCCATTATAAAGAATTGGAGAAGACAATGACAGATGAAGAAAAACCAGAAGAAAAACCAAAACCAAAGAAGAAAGAGCCTATATCAGAAGAACTAATCAAGAAAGCAGATGAAGCTGCTGAAAGATTAGAGGCTGCAAACATTAAGCATGAAGAACTTATAAAGCAGGATGAAGCAGCAAAGACAGAAGAAACACTAGGCGGCGAAGCAGACGCAGGAACACCACAAGTAAAAGAAGATTCAGACGAAGACTATGCAAAGAAGGTGATGGGAAATGACATCAAGACCGAATGAAGACCCACCTGAAATCCCAAAAGACCTACAGCTAAAAGTAGGGACTAAAGAAGAAGCAAGATGGACTGCTATCAAAACCCAGACAGAAGAAAACACCAAAGAAAACAACATTCAGAATCTAATTAATGAGCAGGTGATAGCCCTAGCCGACAGGAAAATCAAAGAAGAACAGGCCAAGAAATAGAAATATTTATATACTAGTATACCTATAACTACATTATGGCAAACGAAGTAGCAGTTTTAATGGTTGAAACACAACTGCCTATCATGATGCAGGTTGCTAATGCTTTGGCAGTCCCAAAAGGAAGTATTCTTAATTTAGATTCTGGCTTAACAGTTACAATCGCAGACACAAACGAAGATGTCTTTGCAGG